CAACAAAGCTTTTAGCCGTCGTTCATAAAGTTATTGAAACAGGGATTGCAGTAGACCCTTCCTCGCCTGCATACAGGCAAGGAACAACACTTGGAAACGAAAATAAGGATTGGTCAAGAGCTAAGTTTGGTAACGGAAGATATCGTTTGTTTTTTCGTTACAGCTCGGATAAAAAAGTCATAATCCTCGCCTGGATGAACGACAGCAACACGCTTCGAACATATGGCAGTAAAAGTGATTCTTACAAAGTCTTCGAGAAAATGCTCAAAAAAGGAAAACCACCCCGTGATTGGGCAACGCTTTTGAAAGAATCAAAAAAATGACAACGACGAAAAAATCTGATTATCCGGCAGCAGTTGATCATAACACCGCCATGATTGAGGAACTACGCGCTAACCCTGACTATGCAGATGCTTATCTTGCTAACGCCCTGGATGAAATTAATGAGCCAGGTGGTTTAGGCGGCTTTCTTGTTGCCTTACGCCAGTTTGTCGTGGCGCGGGAAGAATCGATGAAACTACCATTGTCAGATTGCAGTTAATTATTAACAAATCCAGTTAGTTATAGAAAAAGCCCTCGCTAGTTGCATGTAGTCAACTAGCAAGGGCATTCCCTATGCCTGTCGTTTTAAGAATTGCCGTTACAAACGCAATGGTTAATCCCAATCGATCCAGTTATAAACGATACGTAAAGGCGGACGAACCGCAGCGGTAACGTCTTCTGTACTCATATCGATAGCATCACTGTAGATTTTACAATCCAGCATTTCGATAGTCGTGAGCGGATTTGTAGGAACATCGACACTGGTAGCTTTCGATTCCGGTGTAGCCGCCATCTCAATATCGACGTAATCCTTCGCAGCTATACGTTCCTTGATGAATTTCAGGATATCCCCTTCAATCGTTTCTACACACTGAACCTGCAATTCACCAGAATTACGAATCGGACCATGCTGGTTAAATTTAATACCATTTGGGCCGTAGTCTTCAACATCCTCGCGAGTCATTTCCGGGATCTGAGCTGTTCGCACAAGAACGCTCAAATGCTCATGACCACGAAATGTTAACTGGAATTCGGCTGAAACCAGTCGTTCCCCTTTCGCTACGTGTGCGGTGTAGCGCCCCTTCAGGAATTTTTTGTTCCCCTTTGTGTTGCTGTGTCCCATTTAGATCCCTCTATTGGAATATGCCTAAAACTTCTGAACCATTAAACATTAGCGAGCCACTTAGCTGAAGGTTAACTGTATTTCGCAAGAATAGACCGGCGCTGTTACGGGGCGCATCAAGATCGAAACTTAAATCCTGAATAATTACATCCGGAATGATAATTCTTCGACCAATATTTAAGGCCACTCGTTCAGGTATGCGCCCTCCAGCATTTGCAGCCTTCAGTTCAGGGCTAATCATTGCAGATAGTGCAGCTATAGCTCCTGTCACCTCAATAAACGGGTCATATTGAGCCAAAAAGGTAAGTGGTAATGTAAGTGTAGGTGGAGTTCCCCCCTCCCAAACCATAAGCGAGTTCCATCGAGCAACAGAGGTTAATTCTGTTCCTTCTTGAATAAACCCACTTAACGCCCCACCAACTGACCCCATCGACATACCAGTGAATGGTGCATCCCAGGTCTGTGCAAAATTCATAGCGGCACCCTGCGTTATATAGCCTGTTACAGCAAACTTACTGTTAGCTAACGTGGCCTTTAAGCAGGCAGATACACCATCTTGAGGAGAGAAAACGCCATAACGCTCCATTACCATCTGTCAATAAGGCCGGGGAAACCCGGCCCCTCCTTCTTAGCCAAGACGCTTACGGCGTAACTTCATGGACTTTTTACGTGCCAGTTTGGCGGCGCCGGTATGCGCTTTGCGGCGCGCTTTCTTCAACGCTGATTTTTGAGCTGCGGTTAAACGTTTCTTACGAAGACGTTTTTTGATGAGCTTAATCTCACCGTTACGAACGACCTTCTTAAACGCTTCAGTCAGCATGTCATCAGCAGAACCCGCCACAACGAACGCGGCTTCTAGCTCGTCACGATCTTCATCGTCAAGAGAGGCTACTGCCGAACCCACAGTGTCAGCGGCATCATCATCTTCATCATCAGCCAGGGCCTCAATCAGGTCATCACTTACACCACAAGCGGCCAGGAAGTTCGCAACATCGCCCCAGGCATCGTTATAGGCATCCTCCTGTTCATCAGTGACGTCATCATCATCGTCAGAAATACCGGCAATGGCCTGAACAAAGCCGTCAAGCGCATCGTATGAGTGATCGCCGCCATCTGCCCATGCAAACACAGCTTCGGCGGCATTGCTCAAAGCATTCTGCGCAGCGCTACGATTTGCTGCTTCCAGAATTAACTGATGAACCTGTTCAATCGTCATGTTTGCGCCACGGCTTTCAAGCAGCGGATCAGGGGTAGCAGGTTCCGGCGTCGGTGCCGGTTTCTGAACAGGAGCAGCCGCAGGAGCTGGTTTAGATTCTGGTGTCGGTTTAGATTCTGGCGTATCGCTTGTACGGGCAGACTCCAGCAACTGAACCGGATCTTGACTCATTGCGAATCGGGCAAGGCCATTTCCCAGGAATGTGCCAGATTCAAAGTAATTTTTGCTCATAAATATTTTCCTTACTTAATCAGTACCGGCACACCCTGGATACGGCGAGCCACGCCAGTCGGGCAACAAGCCCATTCGATTTGCCACTCATCAAAGTCGGCCTGCGTCACTTTTAAAACATACGGTTCGGTGCCATCAGAATCAGGATCGCGAGGCGTTACTAACGCGCCGGCAGCGACAAAGCGATCCAGCAGCTTCGTCATACCTTTCTGCAAACCTTTTTCAGTGATGCCATCAGGGTTATGTTTCAACTGACGGGCCAGCTGCACGAAGAAGCGGCTGATTGCATTCATCAAAGACGGTACATGCTGAAAACGAAGATAGTTATTCTGCGTACAGCACGTCAGTGCATCATCAATAATCATCTGGCCAGTAGTGCTTACCGCCACCTTATTCAAACGGCCAGTAACCATTTTTTCTTCATCCGGCGCATCTTCCGGATACAGTGGCTGAACGGACGCGCGAGAGATTACGGCGCGCTCTTCACCTGCCGGTGAATAATGCCATCCGCCGACATCCGTATTTTTCTTAACCCCGCGAGCTTTAGCCGCATAAGCAGCTCCAGACAGGCCGAAGGCGATGCGAGATTGCGTCCATTTATCTTTGCAGGTGAACGGGAAATGATAGATACAGCAACTGACGTGATCGGCGCCCAGCAGACCAGTATCTTCAACAGCTTTTAAAGCCTCCGCATAAGTAAGCGTCGGTTTGACATCAAAGAAGCCGTCGATCAGGCGATCGGAGCAAATATCACCGAGAGCGGTAATTGCGGCGTTGTCATAACATCCCAACCCCAGAACGGCGGTATACATCACAGGGGCGTTATCCAGCGCTTTAACTGCCCGCAAATATGCCTGAGTTGAGATTTTGGACTGATCTCCATTAGTCCCACCCGCAAAACGTAAGCCCTTGAGGTCTTTCTTTTCCTTCAGCGTAACGGAAGCGGCCAGTTCATTATTCACAACCGCGCGCAGGTAACGCGAGCGCGCCTCCAGCGCGGTAGGAAGGTAGCAAAGGCGGCCCATATCGTCCTTCGCTTCTTCAGCAAGCGAAACGGTATGTGTTTCCAGCGTATTAACAACGCCAAGAGAGCTGGTTTGCGTGAGCTTCAGAATGAAACGCTGATTACCGGCGCCGTCCGATTCAGTAAGTGCGAAAGAAAGTTCGCGGGTCGGTGACGCGCACGGGTCGCCATCGTCAACATAAATACCGAATAACTCGCCACTATCCAGCTCAACCTCCGAACCGAACGGTAACGCGTTATAAGCTGGCGTCATTTTGTCATCAAAGGTGATAACCGGAAATTTGGCATCATCCGGGACCACGCGCACAACATAACCAGACGTTTGCTCCACCGCCTCATAAACGTGGCGCAGCGGTTCAAATTGCGGGCCAGCAGACGGTTTTAATGGTTCGCCGAGAACGTCGAGCAAATTGGACTTGTTGATGGTCAGAACGGTAAACGGCTTACCGCGATTAAATACGCCAACACCCGCCCACAAGCTGGAGTTAAGAGTAATTCCGGCAGTAAGAGTGGCATCAGCGTTAATCGGGCTTACCGCGACAGCGGAGGCATTACCCAGCGTCTGTTGAATAGAATATTGAGACATAACTTTCCCTGTTTTGCGCCCTCGAAAGGGCGCTCAATTAAGCGGCCATGTGAATTACGCAGACTTGCCAGCGTCGATAGTTTCACCGGTCAGGAAGTTAATACCGCCATCTTTCGCCATAGTCAGCGAAACCTTCGTGAAGTATTCCTCGCCGTTACGCGGATGCATGTCGTTAACAGCAGAACCCCACAGAGTGGTACGGTTAACCAAAGAGGTGCTGGTCGGATGCTGGAACGGAACTGCCGGAACAGCATCGCCCGTAACGAAACCGGCTTTACCCGGATTTTCATCACGCACGTAGCACAGAACGTCCATAGAGTTGAACTCCATCCCTTCGGTAGAAAGGTTTTCACAGACGCCAACCGGAACTTCAAACACCTTCACGTTACCGAACAATGTGCCAATAAAATGGACATACGGAGTCTGGGTATAATCTTCCGCAGGCTGGAAATAAGAAGGCGGTAACTGCTTGAAGAAGGACGCAGCATCGGCACCCGCAAACATACCCTGAGAGCCGGACGATTTAACTCGCTCAATGATGTTGCGATATACCGTCTGGAATTTACCCTTGATGATGGTCGCCCATACATCGAAAGTCTGGGTCTGCGGTAGAGCGATATCGAAGTGCTCTTTATGAAGGGTACGCCATACCATAATGCGCAGGCGCAGCATATCCTGTTCGTGAGCCAGATAATCTTTCAGCGTGCGGAATTGCAGCGAGCCCATATCGATACCAAATTCACGCTGTGCTTCATATGCAGCCTGAACGGTATGTTCTGCGGCAATGACATACTGACTTGGGAACAGGGTATATTTCGCCATCTCATGGTTAATGAGCGGGATAAGCTCCGGCGCTGCTTCGATATTAATTTCAGCTTCGATAGCGATTTCAGTACCGGCATCAGGAGCTTCAGAGAATGACAGATCAATCTGTCCGGTGTTGTAGTTCAGAGAGCAGGTTACGGTAATCTGCTTCTTCGCTTTATTAGTGAAGGTATGTAACAGAGTGCCAGAACCATTATCTACAGCAGACTTAATACGGTTCACGTAGATGTTTGAACGGCCTTTACGGATTGGGACCGCCTGGCCTTCATGGTCAGCCATTTTAAAAGTGAAGGTCTTAGCAGAACCATCGGCACTGGCTACCAGCACATAGCGACGACGCAACTGGCTATAAACACCAACGGATTGCATATCGAGCGGATCACCAGCCGCGTAGGAACCAAAAGAGGAGCCTGCAACGTTGATGATTTCATAGATATCAGACTGATCGCGAGTTACCGGGATATAGGTACACGCATCAGAAGTAGCCGCACCGAGCTGTGACGGCAGAATCATTGCCAGGAACAACGGAAGGCGCATAACCCCATCGGAAACACTCATCATGTCTTTAGAGACGGATTCCAGCATGGCCTTGTTGGTATTGCCCATGTCTTTACGGGCAGATTCCAGCAGACAGTTTTCCAGTGTCTGGTGGCAGGATGCCAGCACTTCAGGACGCGGCAGGGTTTTATACTTCGCAGAATAGTCCGCCAGGGCGCTGGCCCATGCTGTAGCAATCTGGCCGGTAATGCTTTCGTTGACGCCTTCAAAGATCGGGTCTTTTGTCGCCGCTTCAAAAATACTGGCGGCACGGGCGGTATCATCAGCGATGAATGCGCCGTCTTTAAACTGTGCGGCACTCGTCCAACTCAAAACAGCTTTGGAGCGTTTTGCAATATCGGCCAGACGTGCCTGATAGTCATGCAGATTGTTCAAAATATTGTCCTTTCAAACAGGGCACCGCAGTGGAACTCTTTTCAGGACGGATTTTATTGTAAGTCACTTGTTGACAAGCGAAGAAACAAGATAATTATTTTAGGGGGGGAGGTGAAATACTGAAGAAAAGAGGGTGAAATCCTGGGGATTTCACCGTGAAATTATCAATGAAAACGCTTTAAAAACAATTAATTACTGGTGAAATTTGGGTGGTACACTTTTCAGTTTTCAGGCTTGGAAAGATTTTTTTTGAGTAAGTGATTAATCATACGATCCAATTCATCCTGTAATTCGCGAGGGATTCGACTGAACTCATAGGATACTACCCGGTCTTTAACCCGCTTGCGCGCATAGCGATGCCTTTCATCGAATTTCCATAATTCAGACACAATAGCTTTGTCTTTCGGTCCTTTAACCGTAAGGATTTGCGCCTCTTTGGTAATCAGCTTCATGATTTGGTTTTTAACCTCATCTTCAGCCAGTTCCTCGTCGGCCTGGACCTTATCGACCTCATTAGAAATATTGCTCACCAACTCATCAAGTGGCAGACTTTTATTACCCATCTCATCAGCGACAACACACAGTTGCCTATAGTCTGAATAGGTTAGTTCTGACTGAACAGGGAAGAGGGTAATCAATTCCTCCGGCGCGCTGGCGGCCTGAAGAGCACGCGTTACTTTCGCCTGGGACATCCCTTCGCTGGCGGCGATTTCTTTCTGGTTCATTCCGTTGTTTTTGAGGTTCATCAGACGCAAACCAATCTCACGGATATTGTGCTCAAGAGATGTCTGTAAATCTTTGGCCAGCCTTTGCGCCTCAGCAACAGTTATATCCTGCTCAGTAACCAGAATGCGAAGTCCAACCTTACACAAAATAGCTGATGCGCGGCGGCGGGAGCCATCGAGTATTTCAATTTTGCCTTCTCTCCTGACCCCAATAGTGGGGTAGAACTGCTGGAATCTCATCGTCCGGGTGATGTTTTTTAGCGATTCTGGCGTTAATGCCGACTGATCGCGCCCGTTGTTTTCCTGCACAACAAAGGTTTCACCCTCTACGCGCTCAGGTGGGACAGTAATCTCGACAAACGTGGCTTGTCGCCCGGTGGACAAGGTGAAAACCTGCGTTGGCTGGGTATTATCAGCGGATGCAGGCCCGCTATCAGACAACATCGTTTGGCCCAAAACACGGCCAACAACAGGCCGTAATTTTTTATTGCTCATGGTTTTCCCTTAGTCCTTAATTAGATCTGATAAATTCAATGCGGTCGAAAACCGCTTTAGCAAAGTCTTCTGCTGCGATGCGCGCGTTTTTTAGCGCGTCAGCGCTACCGACATAAGTTGACGGATTGGCGGAAATAACGGTATCAAACGATTCGCCGCAGCGCTCAAAGCCATCAAGTCGTGGAAGAACCACATCCAGCATATCCCCGCCAAAGACCTCTTTTGCCAGGCTGTGACAATATTTGTGATCGGGCTTATTACTTAATTTCGACATGAACCCGATGTTGGTTGCCAGCTTGCATTCACATCCTTCGGAGGCAATGAGCTTGACCAGCTCAGGCAGGCGCGCCACATACTTCAATGAGGAGTGGAAATCTACTGTAGCCGGGGGCAGTGGGGTAAATAAAATATCCGCCGATGCCAGCGCATTTTTCAGGAATGCGTCGAGGTGTGGCCCACTGTCAACGAGGATGAAGTCATAATCTCCACGCAGCTTATCAATCACGTTTTCTCGTAACACCGCATGAACGTTTTGCCCAGGCAGGTGAGTAGCGCATAGATCCTTCCAGTCGGAAGCGATAAATGCGTCATCAATAGATGCTGGCATGACGTCAACACCAGGCACAACTGAAGGAACAATAAACTCCTCCAGTAACTCTTCGCGAGTGACGTTTTGCAACATTGCCTGTGCAGACGTGGTGTTTACAATTCCGACCGCGCTCTTATGGTTAAGGAACATCGTCGCAGATGATTGCGGGTCAAGGTCAATGACCAGAATGCGCAGATCTTCAAACAGAAGGTGAGGGTGCGCCCGCATAGCATGTGCCAGTGAAACGGTTGACACCGTTTTTGACACCCCGCCTTTAAGGTTAGCGACAAAAATAACGTAAGCGCTGTCATAGCGATCTCTATACTTCGGCACCCCCCGGTGTTGGTAGATATCGATAATATTCTGGATAGACATCGCATACTTCATGGAACTGCCGGCTGGACGCTTATCGAACACGTAGCCCTTCTCTTCCATTTCACTAACAGCGTAATCAACGTTTGCGCGAGTTAACTTAGGTAATTTTGACAATGCAGCTTTTGCATACACCTGATGAAACTCATTAGTGTGATACTCATCCTTTTGCTGCTGAACCTGATCTGTCAGTAAATGAAGCATTCTGTTTGCTCTTTGAGCAACCTTCTGAAGTTGGCTTACGTCAATCATGTCACAGCTCCTTGTATGCTGCATTTTTGAATTTAGATAGAAATGCTGCATAAAATGATAATACATACATATTTCTTTATGCAACGCTTTTCGGCGCTAGTTTACCAAAAGCCGCGAAAAGGACAGGGAGGGGGCTGTTAGAATGTGTGCTGGAGGGAAGTTTGATAACTGGATGTGTGCCAGATGGATAATGATGAATTGTGTGTGCGCTGGAGGGTAGGGGAGATAGTTAGATGTGTGCTGGAGGGAATAAATAACGATAAAGATGTGTGCTGGAGGGAAGAACTACCATAACTTTAGCCCACAATCCCTTCAGCACACACAATTTCATCATCAGTGCATCAGGATTCCCACCAGCACACATTTTTGACAAGAGTCTTCCCTCCAGCACACACTTAATCGGTTAACTTCAATTTAGGGTTCCGGGAGTGGACAATGATGAAGTTTTCTCGCCCTTGTTTTTCTATCGTACAGTCCAGATAACCTATTGATTTTAATTGCTCAATAGCTTTTTTAATCGTTCTGTTCTGCTCGCTGACAGACGACATCAAAGCCAGTCGTTCACGTATGCGCGCAAATGAAATAGGGATCGGGCGGGCAGGCAAACTTTCAATAAACGTGTAGATAGCCTGTGCGGCTTCTTTCTTTGGTAGCGCCCGGAGCGCATGCTGCTGCAACAGCACACGGTAATCAAGCTGGAAAATCTCCCACAACTTCGAGTCAGCTTCCAGTTCAACAATATCACGCTCGGCATCGAAGTAACCGGTTTTAAGCAAACCGGTATTGTAACTTCCTCTCGCGCTTTTACCGCGCTTAAAGGAGATCCCTTTATTGCGCAGGCGCCCTAGTGAGTCATGGATGACGTTTCGCAATTTGCCATCCAGCCGCTTTGAGGGAAAGCCGCAGGCCTTCGCGAATTCCTGGAACGAGAGCTGGATGGTGTTGGATGACAATCCGTACTTACTGAATGAGTAAATAACGCCGATCCACACCTTAAAATCAGTATCCATATCAAGCCGGGGGCCAGTTATTTTGATATTGTCATAGCCTTCAGCCTGTGCGATCTCCAACTGTGAGAACACTTTAGAGGCGTCAATCTCATTGTTGTCAGCCTGGTTTTTTGTCGGCTTAGGGACAAAAACCCCCAGGCGCATAAGAGCTACCGGCTGAACGGTATTGTTGGAATTGACTGTTAACTCTTTTGCCTTGCTTTCAATGTCAGCGTAAAGGATATCTGAAATAAATGACTGGCTCATCAATAAGTTACCGTCATGCTGTGGATAAAATAGTTAAGTGTGGAAAACATGCGATCCGTTCCCGTCAGCACACATCCTATATCCCACCAGCACACACATTCAACCCTTCAGCACACATTTTTTACCATACAGCACACATGTTTTTCCCACCAGCACACATCCAGAAAGGGCTTTAAGCCTTATGTGGTGCGGCCTGTAGCGTACCGGGATCTGTTTGGTACTACATGGATCTCTTTTGGATCGTTTATAGGATCTATCCTGTGGATAATGTGAATAAAATAAAAACCGGCCACTGAGGACCGGTTTTGGAGCGCCAGGATTACCAGTTACTGCGCCAACTTCTCTTTAAGCAAATAACCTTCGAGTGTCCAGATTTTATCGATAGCCTTCTGACGCGCCGCTTTACGCCCGATCTCAGCATCAAAGTTCTTAGGGCTAACACACGCGCTTTCGCCAGTAACTGTGAAGCCATTTCGAAGAATGAGGACACAGATAGTAAGCAGATCCAGTGGCTCCGGCGGAACAATTAGCTCTTCTTCCTGAGCATTCAATGCTGCTGCACCAGCGTAACCGTCACCTGCGGTGAAGTAGTGTTCACTAACAATAACCGATTCAATATGATCCGGCGTCAGACGCGGCGCTGACTTACCTTTGGCCTGAATTTCTTTTTCGATCTCAATATCAGTCATAAAAATTCCATTTAATTACCGCCAATCGCGCGGTTGTAGTTGTTCACATTACGGTTTTTACGGTTGATGGATGACAGCATAGTTTCCGTATTCAGGATGTATGCTGGCAGATCATCAAAATACTCACTACGAAACTCCGGCATACGGCACATAAAAGCGTCCTTCGGCATCGGACGCTTAACCTCTGCCGGCGTCGGCGTTAAATTCACTGATTGATTGCCTGAGCAGCCGTTGAGTGTCAGCAGGAATGCGCTGGCGAGCAGTACCTGCCGCATGCAGTTGTTTACGGACCTCTTCTTTCCGTTCCTCCTGCTTATCAGCGTATTTAGCCTGTTCTTCATCGTCCTTTGCCTCCTGAACCTGAAAAGCCTTCTGTGCGTCGTTTAGCGCGTTAATCGCCGTATTCTGAATCTGGATAGTGGCGTCTCGTTCGCGTATAACCTGATCCAGACGACCTAAATTTTCAGAGGCCTGTATCAGTTGGCGGTGCTCCCATACCACGCCAGCAATCACAATTCCGATAACCAGCGCAACAGCAGCACCGACCACCAGTTTTTCTTTCAAGGACAGTGCCTCTTTCAGCGTGGAAAATATCGACATAACACCTCCTGACGATCCATTTTCTGACAGGTCATATGTCAGTCCGGTATTTTTTCAGCTCATCCATCACACTCTTCGGCACCAGGGCTACGACCGCGCTTGCTGTACTTGTGTTATTTGCAGATGCCTCCGCCAGCGCAGTATTTATGGCATTGCTATACGCCTGCATACTGGTGCTGACACTCTGCCCGGCTTTATCGAACAATGCCTTCAGTGCATCGCGTGGAGCAGCAAGATTACTTACAGAAGCCGTCAGGCTTTCGCAGGCGGCTGCCAGCGCATCGATCTGGTCTCTGGTCAGGGAAGGGACTGGTTGTGTTGCTCCGCTGCCTGTATCGCCTCCTGCGCCCGTATTTAGCACCTGATTTATTTCGGTCATGGCAGTCACGACAGAATCAATATCAAGGGCATTAATGCTGTCCAGCAGGGTTTTAGGGGTTACGTTATCGCCGATGGCGACATAAATCGGTAGTTCAGTGGCTTCCAGCGTATTTGCCCGGCAGTAGACATCCCAACCAATGTTAAGCTGTAACAGCACCGAAAGATCCGCATTAGCAGCCAGCAAATCTGAATGCTCTTTTGCCATCTGGCTGGTGGAGTTCATGATATCGGCTGTATCAGTGATCGTAATAACGTTGCTGGCGATCGTGTCGGGATAAGTCACCGTTTCCAGCACAAGCCCCGCCAACTGGTCAGATAGATTTTTCGCTTCCGCTGCGCAGCTGATTGATGTCGCGATCGCATCTGGTGTTTTCAGGCCGCCGGCGGCCACAAGATTTTTGTATGCCGCTAACTGGTAATCCTTCTCCAGCATAGTGTCCCCCTAACTGATTTGTACTAATGCGTCACCGGCTGCGACGGTAGACCCACATGAGACTGGATCTCCCACACAGACAACCGCTTTGCCATTTACTGTGAACCACGGGCGGGTGGATATGGCCTGCCCGCCGTGCGTGCTGTTTCCATCGCTGTGCTGCGCATACTGATTTACATCCACCAGCACGTCTATACCGTTAATTTTCAACAATGATTCACTTTCCACGGGCGGGCGAGATGGAAACCCTCCGTGGCCTGAACAAATACTGTTTTTTGTAGCTATCGCCGACATTCAAATCACCTTTTTGTTATGGTTTAAAAATTGTAAGCCTTGTCATTAGTGGTGTGTGTTAACAAGAGATAATTAAAATTGTTCTAATAAATTATGTTTTTTAGGCTGAAATTGCGCTACCATCTGCTCACCTTTAGAACGTGACGTAAGGACGCAAATGAAGCTGATTAGTCGAAAAGAGTTCGATCGCCGGGTTACAAGCGGCGAACTCGACAACCTTCAGGCCGTCATGGTCAAAGAAGGCTTTTGCCTGATCGCCAGCAAGGCCGATTCCCCGAATGAGGATGTTTTCATGCTCCGGCGAACTGACAAAAAACCCTACATCTGGAACAACGAGCTGGGGCCAAGCTCCTATGCCAGAACTCGCGGCTGCTCCAGCCTGACTGTTTTCTATCGTGAAAATCTCTCGGTTAGCTCAATTCAAGGACTAATGCATGTTTAAGCAATGGAAAAAACTCACTGTTTATTCACTGTCTCGCGACATCGAAAACCTTATCGAACTGGAAGATAAATCGAAACAGATCCTGTTTACACCGTGTGGAAGCCAGGACATGGCAAAGTTTGGGTTTGTTTCTCCATATGGTGAAAACTACGAAGCCGCAGCGATGCATGGAAATGGTTTCATCCTCGTTGAAGCTAAACGAGAAACTAAAATTCTGCCGCCGCCGGTGATCCAGCGTGAGTTAGCGAAAAAAATTGAGAAACTGGAGCAAGATCAGGGCAGGAAGCTGAAGAAGACAGAAAAGGATTCACTGAAGGATGAGGTTTTGCATTCGCTTTTGCCTCGCGCTTTTCCCAAATACTCCACGACTCAGGCCATTTACGACGGTTCCACTAAGCGCATATACATCAACGCTGGCCCGCGCCAGGCAGAAGATATGCTGGCACTCATGCGTAAATCCCTGGGGTCATTACCGGTTGTACCACTGACCACTGAAAACCCCATAGAGCTGACAATGACAGAATGGGTTCGTAGCGGCAATGCTCCGCAGGGTTTTGTCATGGGGGATTCCGCAGAATTAAAAGCGCTATTGGAAGATGGCGGTATTGCTCGCCTGAAAAAACAAGATTTAGTGAGTGATGAGATCTCCACTCATCTGGAAGCTGGCAAACTGGTAACAAAATTGTCCCTGAACTGGCAGGACCGTATCCGCTTTACCCTGGACGACAATTTTGGTCTTTCCAGCCTGAAATTTGCCGACGAACTTATCGACCAGAATGACGACATCGATCGTGAGGATGTTGCGCAGCGTCTCGACGCTGATTTCTTGCTTTTAACCAGCGAACTGTCCTGCCTGGTTGATGCACTGGTATCCGGGCTTGGCGGTGAGGCTAAGCGTTAATGAGCAGTCTCTCTTACGGTTCTGTTTGTAGTGGCATAGAGGCGGCCAGCATCGCCTGGGAGCCGCTGGGTATGAGCCCGGCGTGGTTCTCCGAGATTGAGCCTTTCCCCTGTGCCGTTCTGGCCGAACGCTGGCCTGAAGTGCCTAATCTGGGGGATATGACCCAAATAGCGGCATCTGTCGCCGCTAATGAAGTAGCCGCGCCTGACCTGCTGGTAGGCGGAACTCCGTGCCAAGCATTCTCTATCGCCGGGCTGAGAAAAGGCCTTGCTGATAAGCGCGGTCAATTGACACTCGCATATGTGGAATTAGTAAATGCAATCGACTATAGCCGTATCAGACAAGGACTCCCACCAGTCATATTCTGCTGGGAAAACGTCCCCGGCGTCCTCTCCAGTAAAGACAATGCCTTTGGGTGCCTCCTTGCCGGGCTGGCTGGAGAAGATGAACCGTTCAAACCTGGTCCACAACCTGAGCGAGGAAAAAACAGCACGTTCTGGCGCTGGGACAAAAAAGCCCGCAAACATTATCCAAAGTGGCCACAGTCTGGTTGTGTTGTTGGACGACAGCGCAAACTGGCCTGGCGAGTCCTTGATGCCGAATACTTCGGTGTTCCACAACGACGCCACCGCGTCTTCGTTGTCGGAAGTGCTGGAGAAGGGTTCGATCCCGAAACGATACTTTTTGAGTTCGAAGGCGTGCGTCGGAATACTCCACCGAGCAAAGAAACGTGGCAGACGGTTGCCGCCCTTACTGCAAATGGCGTTGGAACATGTGGTGCAGACGACAACCAGGGACAAGCAGGACATCTTCAAGTAGTAGGCGCGCTCGCTGCCCACTCATTCACGGGGGGCGCGGGTGGTCGGCCAGAAGGTGCTGCCGACGGACATTTTATCCCTGTAGCGGTCATGGCCCACGGGCAAGGTGGCGCGGAAATTAAAACTGATGATTCTGCCCCTACATTGACCTGCAACCATGAAGCGCCAATTGTTTTCAGTAGCACTGGTGCCGGATTCTGGAGCGAAGGGCCAGGTACTTTGCGTGCCCGTGAACAGGAAAGCCATGAACATCTCGCCGTATTAGCCTTTCCTGCGCACATGAGCAGTACACAATATGCGTCGGCTGAAGGTGTTGTTAATGATGGTCTGGTATCCGGCCTACTTTCTGCGGGCGGCGGGAACCTCGACCAGGGCTATCCAGCGATTATCAACGGAATGTCAGTACGTCGCCTGACTCCGCTTGAGTGTGAGCGTCTTCAGGGCTTCCCTGACTTTCACACCCTGATCCCTGCAAAAAAGCGTAATACGTTAATCGCTGATGAGCTTGCGTATCTGCGCGTACATTTCCCGGACATGCCTGAAGAAGAGGCGCACCGTCTGGCCGCCGACGGCCCACGCTATAAAGCGCTCGGCAATTCAATGGCTGTGCCGGTGATGCGTTGGATTGGCAAACGCATCATCGAGAGATTGTCAAAAACTGCTGCGCCAGCTGGCCGCATAAAGCCGTTTCTGAAATGGGCCGGTGGTAAGTTCGGCGTGATTGATGACTTGCTGGCGCACATGCCTCATGGGCACCGTCTGATTGAGCCGTTTGCTGGTGGCGGTTCTATCTTCCTGAACGCCGGGTTTGATGAGGCGATCGTAAGCGACGCCTGCCAAGACCTGATCCTGACATACCAGGTGATGCAGCGTGAGCCGCTGGCGCTAATCGACAAAGCTAACGTAATGTTCCGTGAAGGCAACAACCCGGAATACTTTGATGATATCAAAGTACGTTTTAATCGCCGCGACATGACGCAGATGGAGCGCGCCGCCGCCTTTATCTACCTCAACCGCCACTGCTACAACGGCCTCATGCGTTACAACCGCCAGGGCGAGTTCAACGTGGGATTTGGAAAGTATCGCCAGCCGTACTTCCCATTAGCCGAACTGGAAGCTTTTTCCGCCGTAGCGAGCCGCTGTACCTTCGCCGTTGCCGATTGCAATGACACTGTGGCGCTGGCAGGGGAGGGGGATGTGGTTTTCTGTGATCCGCCGTATGAGCCGATGCCGGGCAAATCAGGGTTCACGAATTACAGTGGACAAAGCTTCCGTTTTGACGATCAGGTACGTCTTGCGCAGTCACTGAAAGCCGCCCACCAGCGCGGCGCCAGCGTGGTTATTACAAATAGTGGAGCTCCGGCGATTCGTGAGTTGTATACCAGTATGGGATTTGATGTAAGGCCGCTACGGGCGCGCCGCTCTATATCCTGTACCGGGGAAACGCGAGAAACTGTTACTGACATCATAGGAGTATTAGCTTAATGGCCAGAACTACACCTCCTCACCTGGCTTTAGCTCTGGATCGCGTAAAAGCGTTTGTGAGCAAACATCCGAATGGCGTTGATGTGAATGATCTGCTGAAGGTTGAAGCGTATACGTTTCTCAACAAGAAGGCGCGTAAGCAGTTGCTTGAGGTGATCGAGCATTATAACCAACTGGTGGTCATCCGTACGGGTAAGCCCGGTCGGGAGAGCATTTGGTTACGTCATAAACGTTATTTAACTGAGCACATTGAAGAAAGAAACGGTGATGACACAACCGAACCGCTCTATACATGCGCTGAATGTCTGAAAGAAAAGCCCGCGGGCGAATTCTATGGGCACAAGAACAAGTCCTTCAGATGTAAAGAATGTACCGAGCGCCTGCCCGCGCAGATTAAGACAACCCCCGTTCAATTATCGTCAGATATTAAAGACAAGGATAAAGAAGTGATTGTAACGAAACAAAATCTCTCTCCACTTGAGCTACGCAAAAAAGCAGAAGAACTTCTGCGCCAGGCTGAAGAAACAGAACGAACCATAACGGCGAAGGATGTGTTTCAGAAGCAGCTTGAACCTGTTCGTCGCGAAGTGCTTCTTGCGCATACCAAAGTAACGAAAGCTGTTGAGGCGATGGTTGATGGTATGGCCGAGTTTGACAAGGCTGTGGCAAAACTGCGTGAGTTCAAAATCATCCCATAATCGCTATTGTTCTAATTGATTTTTTAAGTATAATTGCTCTAATAAATTTTATTTTGTAAAGCGAGACTATTTTTAACACGGCGTCTGGCACATGCGTCGGTAGCGGTCTGGGGTAGCTAAAGAGATGACTTTGCTCTCTTACTTTTCGGTTTTCTGCTTTTCCGTATGAGTAAGCAAACCAGGTAGCCGGAATGTGCAAGCCACGTGCATAGCGGCGGTCTAGGGACTCACCATCTTGGCGATCCGGTGTGACACCTCGGAAGAGACGAGGACATAACAGGTAAGAGCATTTCAGGTACCACCTTATGCATTCCACTTGAATGAGTGCACATGGCAGGAATGCTCTTTCCGTTGTAGTGAATGCGCAGGCTGATGCGCACCCGTAATAGCCGGATGGGTGGAAATTGGAGACTTGGGACGCGCCTGAAAGTATGGCGGCAAATACCACCAAGGCCGGATATCAGCACCGGCCACTACAACTTAACCGCAGGAACGACCAACAAACGGTAGTCCGTATGGAGAATACCCCGTTGAGGAAGAGGCCTGGCCGGAACCGTAACCGGCACATAACTGCAAGGGCGTTGACTTGTTGCAGCCGAGAGGGGGACATGTCGGTCTGAACGATGGGGCAATGCCCTTGCCGTTATGTAGCCAGGGCACGAAGTGCCGAAAAGCATACGGAGGTGGAAGCCCTCGCCGGATACGTAACCGGCACACAACAGGTAAGAGCATTGATACGTTGACGTCGGACCCATTGGTGATAGCCAACAGGGAGGGAATACAAACGATACAGTGCTCTTTCCGTTGTGGTGAATGCGGCTAAGCGCACGCGGGGAAATGGTTAGTATTTTATTTCCTTAAGAAAAATTTCCCCCGTTCACGGTGGCTAACCAGCCAAAGGACACCGGGAGGCACCCGGCACCACAACATTTTCCACACTCGGATGCACCTGGGATTACCATGCAAATTCTACAACTCATATTTGACCATCCAGTCTTTACCATTGTGCTCTTGTTGGTTGTCTTTTCCGGCATAGAAGGGCTAATCAAAGCAAGCAAGCGCCCCAAGTCGAAAGCCAAAAAAAATTGAGCAAAATTGCTCTAATTTATCGCCTTTACTAAAAGAGCGTTGTCATGAGTGAAATTAAATCGCCGCCTCATTCGATTGAGGCGGAACAGGCAGTTCTGGGCGGTCTTATGCTGGATAACGGTCGCTGGGACGATGTTGCCGAACGCGTTGTTGCTGATGACTTCTATACCCGCCCACATCGCCAGATTTTTATAGAAATGGGACGGTTGCAGGAAACCGGTAGCCCTATTGATCTGATTACACTGTCTGAATCTCTCGAAAGACAGGGGGAACTGGATCGCGTTGGGGGATTTGCTTACCTCGCAGAGCTTTCTAAAAACACCCCCAGCGCTGCAAACATCTGTGCGTATGCGGACATTGTTCGTGAGCGAGCTGTTGTTCGTGAGCTGATCAGCATATCTAACCAGATCGCTGATGCGGGCTATTCGCCAAATGGAAGAAGTAGCGAAGAACTTTTGGATATGGCCGAGCGGCTGGTGTTCGGCATCGCAGAAAAGCGCCAGAAAGCCGATGCAGGGCCGAAGGATATTACCAGCATCCTGGATTCCACAGTTGCGCGCATAGAAGAGCTGTTTCAGCGTCCACACGAAGGTGTAACCGGTCTGGACACGGGGTTTACAGACCTCAATAAAAAGACGGCAGGCCTTCAGCCATCAGATCTAATCATTGTGGCCGCACGCCCCTCTATGGGGAAAACCACATTTGCTATGAACCTGGTGGAGAATGCCGCCATAAATAGCGATAAACCAGCGCTGGTGTTTAGCCTGGAAATGCCCAGCGATCAGTTAATGATGCGATCGCTGGCATCACTATCCCGCGTGGACCAGACCCGTATTCGTACCGGCCAGCTTGGCGATGAAGACTGGGCGAAAATTTCCGGCGCCATGAGCATTTTGCTGGATAACCGAAATATTTTTATTGATGACTCCAGTGGGCTGACGCCTACCGAACTACGTTCCCGCGCGCGCCGTGTCTACCGGGAGAACGGCGGACTTAGCATGATTATGGTCGATTACCTTCAATTGATGCGAGTTCCGGAATTAAAGGAAAACCGCACGCTGGAAATCGCTGAAATTTCCCGCTCGCTGAAAGCGCTGGCGAAGGAGCTTCAGGTGCCGGTAGTGGCACTGTCACAACTTAACCGTTCACTGGAACAACGCGCAGATAAGCGCCCGGTGAATTCCGACCTACGTGAATCCGGCGCTATCGAACAGGATGCTGACCTCATCATGTTCCTGTATCGCGATGAGGTTTACCACGAAAACTCGGATCTTAGAGGTATTGCAGAAGTGATTATCGGTAAGCAACGTAACGGGCCAATCGGGACCGTGCGACTTACTTTCAACGGCCAGTATTCACGATTTGATAACTACGCTGGCCAAAACTGGAACGAGGATGATTAATGAAAAAGTTTATGAACGTCACAATGCCGGACAATAGCGTATGGCAGGTTCCCACTAATGTAATAGCTAATAACCGTGCAGCGTATTACGCCAAAGAACATGGCATTACGTTTGAGGAAAGCCTGGAACAATACACCCTTCCTCTTTTTCAATGCGACCCTTACGAGATCGAAGATTGGGCCGAGAATAATATGAACTGGAGTGATGTACTGCCTCATGCGGTCATGATTCGTGCCGGCGAAGTAGATTATGACGATGGTTGGGCCAACGGCGAGAAAACCTTTATAGAGGCCTGATTATGCGAGTCCATATTCGAACCGGTCATGTTCGCCGCAAGCCCCAGAACGGCGACCAAAAAATGATTAAAGATGAACTCCATGAGCGAATCAGCACGCGAATTTTGATGCGAGGATGGGATGAAGAGAAGCAAGAAATACGCTTCTATCTCGCTTATGACTGCACAGGCGGGCGCCAGTGTCATGAGTGGGTTCCTGTGACTGATTTAGTGGGAAAATCTCCATACAAACGCCGATATTATCCAGAAATAGACGGCCCTCTTAATTGTATTAGTCGCGACTTGATCTGACACATGACCTTGAAAGGTTGAGAGTTACCGGTTTTGATATGGGTGTCGAATCCTTATACAAAACACAAGGTAACTCTCATGCTTCATACTACCAATCCCGTCATTAAACACAAAGCCGGTTTGCTCAATCTGGCTGAAGAACTCAGTAACGTGTCGAAAGCCTGTAAAATCATGGGGGTCTCTCGCGATACATTTTACCGTTATCGTGAGCTGGCCGATGAAGGCGGCGTGGATGCGTTGATAAATCGCAGCCGTCGCGCTCCTAACCTTAAGAACCGTACCGATGAGGCCACAGAGCAGGCTGTTGTTGATTATGCTGTCGCATTTCCGGCACACGGTCAGCATCGGACCAGTAACGAACTGCGTAAACAGGGCGTTTTTATCTCCGGCAGTGGTGTCCGTTCTGTCTGGTTACGCCATAACCTTGAGAATTTCAAAAAACGCCTGAAGGCGCTGGAAGAGAAAGTGGCCCGCGATGGCATTGAACTGACCGACAGCCAGATCGCCGCGCTGGAACGTAAAGCCAGTGATGACGAGGCCTGTGGTGAGATTGAAACCGCTCATCCGGGTTATCTGGGTTCACAGGACACGTTCTATGTGGGCAACCTGAAAGGCGTCGGGCGTATCTATCAGCAGACGTTCGTTGATACGTACTCGAAAGTGGCTCATTGCAAGCTCTACGTCACTAAAACACCGATTACGGCGGCTGATTTACTGAATGATCGTGTACTGCCGTTTTATGAGTCTCATGGCCTGCCGATGCTGAGGATACTGACAGACAGAGGTACAGAATACTGCGGCAAAGTGGAGCAGCATGATTACCAGCTTTACCTGGCAATAAATGACATTGAGCATACGAAAACGAAGGCAATGTCACCGCAGACCAACGGCATCTGCGAGCGGTTCCATAAAACGATACTAAACGAGTTTTATCAGGTGACGTTCCGCAAAAAGTTATATGGTAATCTTGAAGCATTACAATCGGATCTTGATGAATGGCTGGCTCACTATAATAATGAGCGAACCCATCAGGGGAAAATGTGTTGCGGCCGGACGCCGATGGAAACGTTACTTGATGGAAAGCGCATCTGGGCTGAGAAAAATTTAAGCCAGATGTAATCTGACAGATACCTGTATAAATAACCGGTAACTGTCAGATCAGGTCTGAGCTAATACATCTTAATTAATAAGCAACACCCCGCGCTGGTGGGGTGTTACCCCTTATCCACTGTAACTTCCGCAGCCTTCATCGCCAGCGTTCCGCCAGCCTCAATCCCCATATTGCCACCAGCTTTAATATTCATATCACCGGCAGCCGAAATGAATGCGCCTCCCTGTGATATTGCGAACAATTCCCCGGCCTCGTTAAAGCCAATTGTTGTACCGCTACCCAAATGAGTTACAGACCATCGCCCCACCGG